CTCCTCTTTCATTATGTTGCTGAACTTTCCACGTACAGGCAAGATGAAAGGTATGGGACAGATTGTTACATGGTCTATTGTTGATGAAACTATGCACGCCGAATCAATGATTAAATTATTCCGTACCTACATAGAAGAAAACAAAGAGATATGGAATGATGAACTTAAAGGACGAATCTACACCATCGCCGAAAGAATGGTTGAACTGGAAGATAAGTTTATTGACTTGGCATTTTCTATGGGTGCTATGGATGGTTTGTCTAGTGATGATGTTAAAAAATATATACGTTATATTGCTGATAGACGCCTTATATCTCTTGGCCTTAAAGGCATTTTTAAAGTAAAGAAGAATCCTTTACCATGGGTAGAAGAAATGATTAATGCACCAACACATACTAACTTCTTTGAAAACCGAGCAACTGATTATGCTAAAGGTGCATTGTCAGGTGACTGGGGTGATGTTTGGGCTAACTGAGGAATAATATGAAATGGCAAGATGATTTGGCTGGTGATATACGTACACATTCGGCATGGGATGATAAAGATGGTGACCGCCGTATTATGATTGGTGATGATAATCCATATTATAAACACGGCGGTTGGAATGAAACATCTGAATTGAGCCGTGATGCTCTATTAGAAAGATTTTTAAAAGTACGTGATACTTGTTTGGCAATTTTAGAAATTGGTGTGAGTAGAAATGGTCCTAATTCTTTCAGTCAGGTCTTTCTCAAAAATAAAAAGAAAGAAACTGTTTACATTGGTATAGATATTGATGATAAGTCATATCTGAATGATGTTGAAAATAATGTATACACCATTAGAAACAGCAGTTCAAACATTGATGATAATATGAAACGTATCAATGAAATATTTGAAGAATGTAAACTTACAAGAAAAGAATTTGATTTTATTTTTATTGATGGTTGGCATAGTATCAACCAATGTTTGATTGATTGGGAATACACAAAAATTTTAGGTGAAACTGCTATAGTTGGATTACATGACACAGCATATCATCCTGGACCAAGAGCATTCGTTTCTGGTTTAAATACTGATATTTGGCATGTTGAAAAGAATGCACTATCAATACCTAAAGATTGGGGAATCGGATTTGCTTGGAAGAAAAATAATCCATGGGTACCTTTTACAGAAGGTTACATTTGGGACATTGAACCAGCAGATGAAGATACAATAGTTAATTCAAGATAAAAAAGGAAATCAAATGACAACAAAAACAATAACAGCAGAATGTCATAGTTGTGAATCTAGTTACGACATAGTTTATATGGAAGAATTAGTGTCTGAACATTATCCAGAGATTTGTCCGTTTTGCGGCGAACACATTGAAGAATTGTCCGAGGAAGAAGAATATATAGAGGACGATGAACTCAATGATGATGAAAAATGGGACGACTAAATTGGTTATACAATGATACAGATTTTACAGAAGATTTAATTGGTGATAATTATGGGTTTGTTTATCGGATTACCAACATGGTAGATGGTAGACAATATATTGGTAAGAAATTCTTTTACACATCCAAAACAAGACAAGTCAAAGGTAAGAAGAAACGTTTCAAAGTTTCCTCGGACTGGCAAACTTATTATGGTTCTAGTGACATTTTACAAAAAGATGTTATACTACATGGCCAAGATAACTTTAAAAGAGAAATCATTCACTTGTGTAAAAGCAAAGGTGAATGTGGTTATCTAGAGGCAAAAGAACAGTTTGTGAATGGTGTGTTAGAGAGTGATATGTATTACAATAGCTGGATTATGGTTAGAGTAAGAAAGTCACATATAAAAGGATTGCAATGCTAGCGTATTTTAAGGATATGACAGACTTCGATGTTTTGTTTTGGTTACCAACAGACAAAGAAGATGTTATGAAGGTTGAGAGTTGTAAGTATAAAATTCCAGGTGAACAAATTGGTGGTAGTGAATTAGGTCCAGAATATCACATTGTAGTATTTAAGTTTGATATTGAAACTGGAACATATGACCATGACAGGTGGGATGCTATTCTGTCGGATCCTAGGGTTTATGTTTCCGGATTAATTCCACAGTCGTGGTACGGATTGGTGGCCAGAAAAACCACCGAGTCACAAGAATTTGTTGATGATATACTTGACAAGATTAAGGATATCTGATACAATGTTACTTTATTGAAACTATTGAAAGTTTATTATGATTCTCGTTGACCTTAACCAGGTTTTGTTGGCTGGCCTCATGGCACAAATTGCTAATGCAAAAAATGTAAAGTTGGAAGAAAGTCTTATTCGACATATGATCCTGAACATCATCAGGAGTCACCTAAAGAACTTCCGTAATGAATACGGAGAGGTTGTACTGTGTTCTGACAACCGTAAGTACTGGCGCAAGGAATTCTTTCCTTTCTATAAAGCCAGTCGCAAAAAATCACGTAAAAATTCAGACTTGGATTGGCATCTTATCTTTGATATGTTGGCCAAATTTAGAGTCGAACTCAAAGAAAATTTCCCATACAAAGTAATTGATGTTGAAGGCGCAGAAGCCGATGATATTATCGGTACTCTTGTGCCTCGTCATATTATGAATGAAAACATCCTGATTATTTCAAGCGATGGTGACTTCTTACAATTACAAATGTATAATGGTCGCAGCAAATATTCCGTTAAACAATATAATCCAACACAAAAGAAATTCCTTATTTCGGAAAATCCGTTGGATGAATTGAAACAGAAAATTATCACAGGTGATAAAGGTGATGGCATTCCAAACATTCTATCACCAAGTGATACCTTTGTCCGTGAAATCCGTCAAAAGGTAATGACAGAAGCCAAACTCACCAAATTCATGTCAGAACACTATACTGAATATGATGAAAATTCTAAGATTGGATTCTCACGTAATCAGACTTTGATTGACCTGCGTAACATACCAGGTGATATACAGTCTAAAATTATAAATACTTATGAAGAAACAGTGCCAGTTAAAGGTAAATTACTGGATTATTTTATTGCCAACAAACTATTTAACTTAATGGAAGTAATTGAGGAATTCTAATGAAAAATCTCTATGAAGTATTTGATGAATTTGAAAATGCCAAGAATAAACAAGAAAGAATGAATGTGATTGAAAGAAATCTGTCACATAATCTTACTAATGTATTACAACTAACATTCCATCCGGATTTTAAATGGAAAGTGAAAGAACTTCCTGAAAATTATAAAATCCCAACTGATATGTTACCTGGATTAACATATGATAGTCTAAATGCACAGATACGTAGACTCTATATGTTTAGAGAAGGTGATCCAACAGCTGAATCATTAACAGAAAAACGCCGTGCGGAATTATTGCTTCAAATACTTGAATCAATTGAACCCCGTGAAGCAGAAGTTATTTTGGGAATTTTTCAGAAAGATTTAGGTGTCAAAGGCCTTGATTATAAATTTGTCAAAGAAGCATTTCCTGATTTGTTACCATAATAGAGAAAAGAGGTAAAGTAAGTGTCAAAGTTTGTGGCTAAGTTTCGTAAAAATGATTATGATGATGATTTTTCACCAAAGCGTAATAGACGCAGGGACGAAAAAGCAGAGAAACGTAAAATAAAGCATAATTATGATGAATATGATTATGATACAAGTTTCGGTTCATCAAAAAGAAGTAACAAAGCAAGAAAAAGTTACTAATGTTGTAATCCAGCAACACCGCTTGACATTTGACTGAAAAACGAGTATACTTATCATTCGTTTGGAGTAATATTATGATGTTTCATGTGAATCTACGCAAGTCAAAGCAAAAAAATGTGACAAAAGCCGCTCGTGAGCAATATGAGCAGTGGTTGGCTTCGCACCAAAAACCCATAATCAAAAAACTACATACTCCAAGCACCAATTTATCAGGATATTCTTTGTCTGCGCCTCCGGGTCGTGAAACAAAGCACTATCCGTCAGTAGATACAGGCCTTGGTGTCGCTACAAAGGCAACACCAAAGGTTTACACAGGCACAAAAGTGATTGGAATTGCAACAATGCACAAATCAAACGCTGTACCTGTGTTTA